GTTTAAACCACATGGGGGTCAAGAGCGACCCCGACATACATCACATCCTGAAGAATGGAAAACGGGTGGACGACTTCCACACCATCCCCTTGTGCCCAACACACCACCGCTTCGGGGTCAACAACGAGATTGCCGTCTCACGGCATCCGTGGAAGAGGGAGTTTGAAAGGCGCTATGGAACAGAATGGGAACTCTACGAACAAACAAAGCAGCGCGTCGAAGTATTGCTTCAAATGCGGCAGGGCATTTCCCGAAGCGATGATGAGACCGAAGTTTGATGTTCATGGAAGACGGATTGGCGCACAGTGCATTTACTGCCATGCACGTCAATCCGCTTCAATGATCAACGGTAAGCCTAGTCAATCGACTTCTTGAGGAACTGAATCCGAGAGGTCAATCCAACTTCCGCTTTGCGGATGTTGTCCAGCACATTACGCTTCTGGTCAGGGTCCATGTTAGACATCTGAACCGTGCGGCGCATCTCCCGCAGCATCGTCATGTCCTTGTCCAACGACTGGATGTAAGGCTTGACCGCTTGCAGTTTCGCTCCCTTGTCCACCATGTACTCACGCAGGTCTTCCATGTTGCCCGTGCGCTCAAGGAAGTTGATGGTACGGGTGGACTCATCCACAGCCTTCTTCAGTTCGTAGTAGGACGTGACCGTGCCAGTGGACTCAGCGGACGCGAAGAACCGCTTGACCACAGGCAGTTGCTCTGCCTTCATCGTGGCCTTGGTCGGGTCTCCCTCGCCGCGCATGATCGCATCCAGAGCCATCACCGCATAGGTTCCCAGCGTACCGGTGTACCCACGGATCAGGTTGTCGATCTTGACCGGCGATGAGTTGGTCGCCTCGCCGATCTGCTGCGCCAGCAGAGACGTTCCTGCCGATGCTTGGTACTTCGGAGCCACGTCCTCCAGACCCTTGCCAACGATGGGCTGGCCCGTAAAGAACGAGTAGTTCGCCACGTTCTCCAGCACAGGCAGGAAGGCTTGAGGGATCGGGTTGATCGCCAGCGTCGAAGTGATGTTGCGGATCACAGAATCCTTCAGGTCTTTGGACGTGTCCTGACCCATGAAGTATTCCAAGATGCGCTCGGGGAACACTTTAAACACCGTGCCGATTTCGAACGGGATCGGAATGCGGACGTTGCCGATGATCCAGTAGTTGTCGCGCACCTCTTGCTCGGCGGTCTTGTACTCCTCAGTGTCGGAGGCAAGCATCCAGTACATCCACGACAGGCCCATCAGGGTGAGGGAGCGAGTCATGAATGCCTTCTGCATACGCTCCTTGTTCTGAGTCGCAGCCTTGCCGAAGCCAGCGCGGTACAGAACGTCCAGACCTTGAATGCGGGCGTTCATGAACGGAACCACCGCAGTTAGGACTCGGATCAAAGCGGAGTTGCCCTTGCGGCTGAAGTTCAAAACCTCCATCGCTTGGTACAGAGCCTCGGCCTCGTTACCAGTCTCGGCGAGGGTGCGTTTATACACCTCGGCACGGGTCGCAACGTCGGATGCGCCAGAGGCTTTCTCCAGCATATCCCACATCTTGGAGATCGGCAGAAGCGCAATCTCTTTGCCGGTGCGAGTGCCGGTGCGCTTGCGCAGTTCGGCTTCCAGCGCACGAGCGGAAGACTTCGCGTCATCGCCAAAGTCGTACCCTGCAAACAGACCTGCGTTGGCAAGAGACTGAGCCTCCTTGGACTTGCCTGCGAGCGCAGCGCCGTACTGTTTAAACGTATCGACGATGGGGGTGATGTTGGTCCCGGTCGTGACCCATGCCTGCAACGAGTCACGCATCAAGTTCGCCAGCATGAAGCCGGGGTCTTTGGTGACCAAGTTGCGCAGCAGGTTGGACGGAGCAGCCAGCACTTCAAGGAACGGCAACTGAGGCAGGTTCAGTCCCTTTAAGGCTTCGATCAACAGCGGGTCATCGACTTGGTAGTGCTTGGTCTGACCGTTCTCCTTGACCGTCACGATGTCTGCCCCACGGGCGAGCGCAGCAGGCACGAACTGGCCTTGGTTTAAACGAAGCACGTCACGCACCACACGTTGGGCGGCAACGTTCTTCATGCCAGCCTCGATGGCGGCACGGCTGTTGCGGACGATGGTCTCCATGAAGTCAGCCAGCGGAGCCTCGCCACCCTTGAGTTTGCGGGGCTTGGCGACACCAGCAATCGAGGAGAAGATGTTGGGGCCAGCAATCTCTTCGCCTTCCAACTGACGGTAGAAGGGGATGTAGTCCCAGTTCTGCGTCCAGATTTCTGCTTCCTTCTCGGAGATCACACCCGTGTCACGCATGAACTCAACGAGACCCTTGTTGTACTTCTGGTACTCGTCGAAGACTTCCTTGAACTCAGGGTACTGCTGACCGATCAATTCACCGCGACGGATGTCTTGTGGTGTAAACAGTTGCTCCCTGCCCTCTGCGGTCAGGCGCTTGCCACGGCGAGTCGCTGCGTAGAACTGGAAGGCTTGGAAGACGAACGGATCGTTGTACTTCATCAGCGGCTCAAGGATCGGGATCAGACCCTTGACCGTGCCATCTTTGTCCGAGACGGTGGTGAAGCCGTTCTTGAAGACAGGCACACCGTTCTGATAGGACGATGCAGCGATGCCCGCAGCGCGGTCAGAGAACAGCGTTGCAGCAATCGCGGACGTGTCAGCCAGCAATTCTGCTGAACCGAACTGCGCCGCCACCTCTTTCGAGAGACGCTCAATCGATTCGTACTTGTTGATGAAGGCTTGACGGAACTTGGTGAAGCCAGTCGGAGAGAGCGCCTCGCCCATGCGCTGGGCAAAGCCTTTCTCTTCTCGCTTGGTGGTGGTGCGCTCGATGGCATCGACAGTGTCCTGACCTAGAGAGTCACGCAGCGAATACTTGAACGCATCCTTGCGCAGGGAGAGAGTGCCCTCCTTGCGAGACGTTTGAACGGGTTGCGTTTCAACGTCTTTGATTTGCTCCGGGGTATAAACGCGCTTCGTTTGCACAGGCACTTCTGGGCGAGCAACGCGACCTTCGCGCTCAACAACCTCTGCGCCACGAACCGGTTGCAGGAACTCAGCAACGCGAGGCGCACGACCATTCCACACCGGAGGACCGTAACGCTTCTGCGGGTTCTCCTGTGTAAACATGGTGATGATCGACATCTCGCCTTTCTCGGGCGAGAGGACCAGCGAGTTTTTACCGTCATACAGAACGAACTTGCCACCGTCACGGTAGATCGAGTTGTAGTTCTGAGCGGTGCGCTGCGCAGTGCGGACGATCTTCTCAAGCAGTTCCTCTGCCCCGCCCGGGATACGGTTGGGATCATTCAGAACACGGTTGAGGATGTGGTTCGCACCATAACCCTTGCCGGTGATGTCATCGTGCGTACCGATCAGCATACGGATGGGCTTGCCACCCAGACGCTCCGGGGTCAGGCCGAGGTTGCCATCGGGATTGCCGCCTTCGTTGGGGATGAGGGCAGAGTCAGGCTTCACGCCCTTCAGCGCCAGCGCGTAACGGATGTCGTTGTTGTCACGAGCGAACGTGCCAATGTTGCCGATGGCAGACTTGATCTGGTTGGGATCGTAGACGGCAAGGTTCTTCAGACCACCTTCCATCACATAGAAGCCATCGTGCCCAAGAGCCTTGATGGCATCTTGAACCCTCTCTGCCTCGATGGTTTTCCAACTGCCAGACTCAAGAAACTCTGCGTTCCTGTCGCCATACTTTTGCTCTGTCGGCTTAAGGAACTTGTTGTATTTTGGCTCGTTGAGTTTTTGAATCAGTGCCTGAACTTGTTCAGCATCCTCAAAGTCAAACGGGTTCTCAGCGCGGACAAACACCGGCATGATGTTCGCACGAGACTCCGCTTGATCGCGCAAGAGAGCCTGCAATTCATCCTGCGCAGAGGTTTGTTTTTGTCTTGCAAGTTTGGCGGCTTGGCTTTCGAGAGCCAACTTCTTGGAGTCCGGCATCTCTTTCCAGAGTTGCTGCGCTATGTAGTCCTCAGACATATCAGCGAAGCCCTCGGCAAAGCGAGGACGGTCCGTCACAAAGATGGCATTGGCTTGCTTCGGACGGAACTCAGTGATGTCACGGGCAGTGCCGTGGTACATGACCTTGGGTTCACCAGCGCCACGAGAGCGGAAGTCGCTCATCAGTTTGTCGCGACCCTCTTGGGTCAGACCTCGCCAGTAAGAATCCTGCTCGTCCGCAGGGATGCCCATGAAGTCCATGACATCCTCACCGGACAGCGCCCCAGTATCGCGCTCCGCAACGATCTTGGATTTGCCGAACCACTTCTTGAACTCAGGCGTGTCGGTCTGGCGCAGAGCGTAGCGACGATCACCGATCTGCACGGTCTCTTCTTCGGGCTTGCGGCTGATCTCATCACGAGTGCCACGATAGTCAACTGGCGTGTCGTTGTTGAGGATCACCATCATGCCCATGCTTGGGATGGCGTAGCCGTCATACCCAGCATCGATCACGCCGGACTCAAAGTTGTTGGAGTCGCCGAATGCCTCGCGGCTGATGCGACCCATCTCTGGTCCGGGGCCAAGGATGTTGTTGAAACGCTGGATGTAGACGTGACCACCCAAGCCCGACTCGGGCAGAGGCATCTTGCCGTCTTCTTTGGGAATGTAGAAGTAGACCCGATTCTTGATGCGCGGGTCGAATGCGTTTTCCAGACGGCGAGCCTCTGCGCCACGGATGCCAGTGCCGTACTTGCCGCCCGAAAGTTGATCTACCTTTTCTTTGCCGTAGTGAACAGCATCAAAGGTCATTGCTCCCGGCTGTCGATCTCCGAGACTGATTCCATTGCCTTCTGCGCCGGATCGAAGGCTAAACTTTCGAGGTTCAGACCATCCGTACTCTTTTCCGAACTGGTCGGCGATTCGTTCGTAATCCGCGCTCCAACCTTCAATGTACCGTCGTAGATTGGTGAGTTCGGCGGGGCTAAATCTTTCAAGGTAACCTTGCCCATTTGTGTTCTCCGTCCAGTCGTTAGAAATCCATCCTGATTTTGCTCGGAATGGTTCAACGTCAAAGTCAACATCCTTGTCGAAAGATTCCAGCGCACCTTGCAGTTTATCAAGATACTGCTTGTCTGACATCATGTATGGCTTGCCGCTGTCAACATCGCGGAAGTTGATAAAGTCAAACGAGTTGCCCACGCGAGTAAAGCCGATGCCGGGAATCTTTTCGTTGAGATGTTTAAACAACCTCTCCTCAAAACCCGGGTTGGCTTCTGCGTTGGTTGCAGTGACTCGATAGCCCTTGCTTGCATCCTTGCCGCCAGCAGTCGGGTCAGCGCGATACCACGGCACAGCGTCTTGCTTGGTGACGTAGCCGATGATGGCTGCGTACTTGTTGGCAACGTCCGTGAGGTAGTCGCCATCGTCCTTTTGCAGAACGAGTTTGGTGATCACGTTGGGCGCGATCAGGTTCTCGTATGCACCGATGGAGAACTGCGAGGAGTACAACTGTTGGTTGCCCAGCAGTTCAAAAATCTTGTCAGTACCCGTCTCAGGGTCGATGAAGATTTCGCGGACAGCCCGGTTAAACGCTTCCTGCTCTGCTCGCGAAGCCTTGTGGATGCCCGGGATGAGCGGCAACTTGGTGGACGGACGGCTCTCCCATGTGATGTTGGCAGTCGCACGGGTGATGTAGTCGCTGAAGTCAATGATGCTCGGCTCAAACGTGGCTTGCTTCTCAGGCGGGAGGCTGTTGTAGTCCGTGGTGTTCTTGACGTAGGTCCACAGAATCGCTTGCACCTGACGGGGCTTGAGTGCTTCGCCAGTACGCGCCATGTTGGCTTCGCCGATGCGGCGAATCAGGTCTTTGGCGTAGGTGTACTGGGTGTTCGAAACACTCGATGCACCACCTGCTGCCTGATCCTCGGCATGAGGATAGCCAAACAGACGCATCATCCAGCGGTCAATCGTAGAAGCGTCTTGGAACGTATCCACACCGTAGGTTGCATCATGCAAGTTACGGTAGAAGTTCATCAACTTATCGTCCACACCGGGCACAGATGTGTCCATCGTGGGCGCTGCCAGCAATGCAGGGATACGCGCAGCCGTGGTGTTGGGGAAGCGACCAGCGAACGCCGTAGGCTCACCCGCTGCCATCTGGGCAATCGAGGAGATGGTGGCGGTGGTGTTGCCGCCAACGCCGTTGGCCTGAGAGTACAGCGCCATCAGACGCACGACACGCTCAGTCAGGACCGGGTCACCACGGGTGATCTCCATGATCGCCCTGCCGCTGTCCTCATACCAGTTCTTCGACTCATCGTAGAGCGAGTACGGGTGCGAGAGCAGGTTGGTCATCTGCTCGACCAGACGGGTGCGGTCTTCCTCGGTACTCATGCCCGGAGGAGCGCCGACGATCTTGCCGTTGCTCATGACTCGGGGCAGTTGGTACTTGGGTTCCTCGGGTACAGCCTCGCCGCCCGGACGGACGGTAGCCCGACCCGCAGCCGGAGCCTTCAGGCCACCGGCATCCAAGCGAGTGAAGATGCCCTCTGCGGACTGGAAGCCCATGCCACGCAGCCCATTCCCGAAGGCGGTCATGAACTGGCGAATCTTGTTGAACAGTGCCCCGATCATGCCGGGAGGAGCCTTGGTCTGGTCGAAGTCGGAGAAGGCATCTGCAATCGCCTCTTCGATCATGTCGGCCTGAGACATCCCCATGCCACGGTAGCGGTTGGCGATGTCGTACTTTGCCATCCACTCGGACTTGGCTTTGTTCTCCAGTACACGCCACTGCTCGGGTGTAAACGCGCCGAGTTCCTTCAGGGCATGGATACCCTCGTGACGCAGGGTGCGGATCGGATTGTCCGCATCCATCGCAATTGCGATCAGTTTCTGAAGGTAGTAGCCATCTGCGGTCCGACCGTCCTTGGTCTTGATCGTCTTCAGGATGTTTAAACGCAGATCGCCGAGGCCCAACCGGTCCATCATCGGACGCAGTTTCTTCGCCAGTTCGTCGGCTGCTTTCTGGAACTCAGGGGTGAAGACACCGGCCTCGGCAAGACGTGCCTCTGCTGCGGCCTTATCGCCCGTGAATTCCACGCCAAAGCCCGCCGGTTGCTCACCACGGCGGCGGCGCAACTCAGCCTCTGCCATCTTGCCCAGACGCTTGGGCATCAACCCTTTCTGGGAGGGAGCCAGTTTGACGATGCGCTCAAGGGTCTCGTCAGGCAGACGCAAGAGAGCGGCCTCTTCTGCCGCCTGTTGGGACGGGAAGGTGGCGACAGGCTGGCCCTGTTCAAACAGGGTGAAGCCATCGCGGGTCACAGGCTTCTCACCCTTCGGAGCAATCTCCAGCGGGGCGGTGTAGTTCTGGACCTTGGCCTTCAGTGCGTTGATCTCGTTCTGAAGGCGCTTGTTATGGGCTGCGACACCGGCAGCAATCTTCTTGTACTCAAGAGTGTCAGCCTTGCCGTCAGCCTCCATGCTCTCCAACTTGCGCTGGCTCTTTGCCATTTCGGCTTCTTTCTTGGCGATGTCGCCAAGGTAGCCGTTGGCCTTTTGGGCGCGGAGTTGTTGCAGGCGTTCAGCCTTGGCATCCGCTTCCTCTTGGGAAGGAGCAGTTTGCAGGACAGCGTCGGGGCTGCGGATTTCAAAGCCCGCAGGCGCAACACCTTGTTTAAACGTTCCCTGACGGATGTCTGGCCCGCCGGGGAGTTGGGCTGCGGTTCCGGGGATCGCTACGTCCTGATGGGTGCGCTCACGAACCTCCAAACCAAGACGTGCAGCGGCGTTTTCAGCCGCTTCGCGGGTGGTATAGCGACGAACCGGGGGCGAAGTCATGTCGCCCGGGATGCCCAATTCAAAGACCGTGCGATTGGTGGTGGTCAGGTCACCATTACGGATGGCAGTTTGCAGCAATGACTCAGCGTCACGGTCGCTTTCCAGACCAGAGAACTCCTTGATCTCCTGAACTGCCTTGTCCCGAGACATCATGTTGTTCTTCGGGAAAAGAGCGGTCAGGTTCTTCAGAGAACGGTTGTACTGGTCATCGCTGAAGCGAGTGGCGTTCGTGCCGGGAGGAAGAATCTGGGTCTTGTCGCTCGGCGAGAGTCCGTCCAGTGCTTTAAACGCAGAGAACAGTTGAGGCTGCGACATGGTCGTCACATCCTCAGAGCCGGTGGCTCGGCGCAGGAAGTCCATGAAGCCGACCGTCGAGGTATCGACGTTCTTCTCGGCTGCAAGGTTCATCACATCTTCAGCGGACAATTTGGTCGCGCCGTCATAGCCGGTCTTGTAGGTCAGCAGACGGTCGATCTCTGCCTGTGGAGCGCCAGCGTCAGCCAAGTCCTCAATCGAAAACTGCTGGATGCCACGCTTGCCCTCGGTCTTGCGGATGTTGTTGACTGCCCGGAGGTATGCCGGGGTAAGTTCTTCAGCGTTGAAGAAGCCCACCGGGTTCATCAAAGGATCGCGAGCCTCCTCCTTCTCCACCTTCGGAGCCGGGGCTGGCAGCGCCAGCATATTGGAGTCGGGCACACCCAAATTGCGGCGGGTGGTCTCGATTTGCTGATCCTTCTCACGTTGCAACTGATCGAGTTGCTCGTTGAGTTGAGTCTGACGATCTTGATTGAGTTTGGCCTGATACGCACGACCGATGTCTTTGCGCAGCAGGAAGTCCAGACCAGTCTGGGCAATGAAGCCCACACCGCCGCCCAACGCAGCATCACCAAGGATGGACTGCCCCACCTCAAGGTTGGGGTTGTAGATGCCCTTGGCAGAGAGGTCTTGCAGCAGACCGGAGGCGGCTTCCTGTGCGCCCTCGATACCGCCTTGCGCCAGACCGCGCTTGATGTAGTTGGCGATGTCGAGTTTGACCGCGCCAGACAAAGTCTTATCCAGACCACGGAAGAGTTTCTCGACCGGCAGCAGTTCGGTCAAACCGATGGGCACACCGACAGACAGGGCAGAGAGTTCTTCGCCCGGAGTAACGGTCTTGCCTTCGCCTCGCGCAATCTCGACCCGCTGACGGGCTTCTTCCGCGCCCAGACCAGCAGTCTGAGCCACCGCCACCGGAGCGGCTGCGCGAGGAGCCATGCCAGCAAAGCGACCGGCAGTTCCCACGCCGCGAAGCAGAACCTGCGGACCAAGGATGGAAGCGAACGAACCCAAGCCACCCGCCAGTTGGGTGACTACACCTTCGTCGCTTGGAGCCAGATACCGCTCTGCGCCCGTGATTGCCTGACCAAAGCCCGTCTGCTCAAACGGCTTGAGTTCCGGCATAAAGTATCGAGCGCCTGCGTAAGGGAGCGCACCAAGACCACCAAAAGACTGAACGATGCCGGACGCTGCGCCCTTAACAAATTCTTTGGGCACAGAAAGCAGTTGACTCCCAATGCCGGGAGTCTCTGCCTTGATCTGACCAGCACCAATCTGCTGCTGAAGGATTTGATATGCCTGTTGAGGTGTCGATCCTTCAGGTCCGTTGATGATGTATTTTTTGCCGTCCGGTGACGTGAACTCAAATGCTGGCATTTCCTATCCTCAACGCGCAGGTTGCACTTGTACAGACCAGCCGGGGGGCAACCCACCCGGTGCTGCCGCATTGCTCGCAGGCGGTTGGTAATTGATGCCAGCGCCCCGGCGTTGCAGTTCCTCCGCATAGTATTGGTTGTACAGAGCCTGATATTCAGCCGAGCCAAACGGCTTGCCCGACATCAGGGCGCGAGTGCGAGCGGCTTCCTCTGCTTTGTTCTGATCTGCATCAGACAGGCGGTTTGCACCAGCAGCACCACCATACGCATTCGGCATACGGCTATAGTAACCCGCTTGCTCACGAAGAACACCCAGTTCGTAGGGCAGTTTCGCTGCCTCGCGTTGAGCATTTAGACCAGCAATGCCAGCGTTGAACTGGGCAACCTGACCCTGTTGATTCAACTGAGCCACCTGCGCCGCTTGGGTCTGGTTGCGAGCCAGAATCGCGCTCTCGGTGTTTAGACGGGTCAGTCCGCGCTCGTACTGCTTGTTGGCCTTTTCTTCGGCCCTCTCGCCAGCGGTGAACTTGCCCTGATCGTAGAGCGTCTGAGCATTGGCAAACGCAGTCTTCGATTGCAGGATGTCGCGCTCGCCTTCGCGGATGTCCTTCAAGCCCTGACGGTATGCGTTTAAACCAGCAGTTCCAGCCTCGCCCGCAGCCTGTAGGAAACGAGGAGACTTAGACCCCATGATGCCCAGTCCGGTCTGGATCAGGGCTTCGTTGATGTTGGATGCGCGGCGACCCTCGATGTCCTTTTCACGCTTGGCAATGTCCTTCTCAAGAAAGCCGTAACGGAAAGGAACCTTCTCACCGTAACGAGTTTCTTCTGCGGCCCTTGCTCGCTCAAGTTCTTGGGCGGTAGGCTCTTTAAACGCACGGAACGCAGCCAAGTTTGCCTGCGCATCAGCGGCATACGGGTCCACAAAGGGTGAAATTTTCAACTCTGGGACCGGACCGAGTTTGACTTGCGGAACCTCGACACGAGGGTTGCCAGCGCCGGGGGCGGCGGCTGGGCCACGCGCAGCAGGAGCCGCAGCCGGTGCAGGAGGTTGTTGCTGACCGTTCAGATTGACTTGAGCGGCGCGTAGGTGCTGGGCAACGACCGGATCGCGCTGGGCCAGTTCCGCTGCGGCAGCAGGGTTGGAAACAGCCATGTTGACCGCAGCCTGCGGGCTGGCACGGACGGTGTTTTCCACAATCGCCTTGGCAACAGGCGCTGCCGCTTCAGCACGAGCGGCTTCCTGACGGCGCAAAAACTCACCAAGGTAAATGGGTTCGTTCGTGTAGGGGTCAACCCGCTGACCCGGGCGTGTAAACATATTGCCGAATAACTCCCCCATCGAACTGGCGGGAGGGGTACGGTACTCAGGCAGTTCCTCAAAGCGCATACCGTACCGGGGGACCATGCCTTGGTTCTGGAACAGAACAGCGCCACGGCTGTCGTACTTGGGCATACCGCCCTCGGCGAACGCCACCATGCCACCACCAGCCATACGGCGGGGTTCTTGTGCGCCCATCACGTCTTGTGCAGCCAAAGCCTGCGCGGCCTGCGGTGCAGCCATGATGCCCGGAGCGTTTAAACGTTGAGCCGGGAGGCTCATGCCTTGAGCCTGTCGCGGCATTTGAGCGGGCATACCGACCGGCATCTCGGGAGGCTGTTCAGCGCCCATCATTCGCTGGGTTCCCGCCATCGCAGCCATGAGTTGCTCTCGGCTGGGCTGGGAGAGGTCTTGAGCCACGGTCGTGGTCGGAGCCTCCTTTGCGGCCTGATCGCGCATACGCTTGCGGCGGCTCATCTCAGTGACCACCAGATAGGCAGGGTATGCGCCGCTTGGAGCCTGTACCTCCTTCATCAGCAACTGGTCAGGCACATCCTTCAGTTGCTCGGAAATTTCGATCAGATTCATACCTGCCCCTTAACTCTTCATGAACTCTCGGTAGATACCGAGACCCAAGAGACCCGGACCCACAATCTGTGACAACTGGCTGGGCGGCGCTTCGTACACCGTCTTGCCGCCAGTACCAGCAAGGTTGGCACTACCGCGCATCAGGTCGGACATGAAACCAATCTGTTTATACGGGTACTGCTGCTGCGCCAAGAAGTCTTGGTAAGCCAAGTCCAGCGCACGTTGTTTCTCGCCCTGCTCCAGACCACCAAAGGTTTCCTGCGCACGAGCCAGATCAAGACCAGTCTGCTGCTGTGCAGTACCCAGTTGACCCAGAGTCTGAGCGCCTTGGATGCCGGTTGCAGCGCCACGCAGACCAGCCTCAGTGCCGAACTGCATATTCTTCAGGGCTTGCTCGTATGCGGCCTGTGTGCCACGGCCTTGGATGTCTGCCAGTTGGCTACCCAGCGCACGTTCGCGCTCAGTGGTTGCCAGCAGTTGACGCGCACCGCCGTAAGAGCCTTGACGTGCAGCACCCAAATCAGCACCTAGTTGAGCCTTCTGTGCATCACGAATGGCTGCTGCCTTTTGCAGTTCCACCACGTTCTGCATATAAGGCGACATGAACGCACGGGTGATGTTGGGATCAGTCACGGCCCCGAGGTAGCGATCCCCTGCGTTTAAAGCAGCCAGACCACCGGTCTCAGCCATGCTGGTTCCAGTGCCAAACTGACCGGGTAACTCCATGCCAGCCACATCACCACGAGCCTCTCGTTGCAGATCAGAGATACCTGCAATCCGCTCGCCCTTGTAGGTCTGATAGGGGCTGTCAGTTAATGCCTCTGCCTTGCCAAGCAGTCGCTCCATGTACGGCTTGGCGTACTCAGGGATAGTGACCTGAGTCGTGTTGGCTGGGGGCGCAGGGCTTCCACCGCCGCCGCCATCACCATAAAGGATTCGCCCGCCTTCTTTGCGGGTGACGGATTCACCGAGCGGCTCGCCCAGTGCTTCAAGTTGTCGGCGTGAATATCTCATGTGCGTTCCTCAAAAAACTTTTGGAACATGACGCTTTGTACGTCATATCCGTATTTCTTCATCGACTTCGTCCAGCCGGGTCTGCCAACGAACTCGATGCCAGCACAACCAATCTTTCTCGCGTAGGCTTCTGCAAACTCCTGCATCTGATCTTCCACAGACGCAAGGATGTGAGGCTCCATCGCGCAATACTGAACCACAAACATCTTGCAGCGCGGGTAGTCTTTGACCTCTGTGATCAGATGACCATGAATTTGCTGGTCCTCCAACACCACCCACAACTGCATCCTGCCCGACAAAATGAAGTTCAGGATGTCATCTACGTTGGACCTGCCCCGTGTCCACTCTTCGGACACTTTCAAGTACGGAATGACCTGCGGCAGTGCCGTGTGGATCACCCCGTGCGGGACAAGCGACAACTGCATCATGCGGGCATCATCTTCTTGGGATTGACCGCAGGTGCTTGCTTCTTCTTGCCGGTGCGCTTGCTACGCACACGGTCCATCATGTCGTACAACTGCTTGGCTCCTGCCTTGCTGGAACCATTGCCAAGGTGACTCACCACATCAGCGGGGATCACGAACTCGCCATCTGCCAGACGGGCAGGTTGACGGTCGTTGATCGTGGCAGGAATCGAATCACTCATGCCATCGCCACCACCGGAGAGGAAGCGAGGCACGTTGCTCAGACCGCCGCCAGCAAAGTTCTGCATGGCTGCATCGTACAAACCGCGACCGCTCTGGTAGGCGGCAAAGGAGTACGGGTCTTCCATGCGGTTGATCTTCTTGCGCACATCACGGTACTTGGGCTGACCACCTTCAGCGTAGCCTTGAGGAACGCCCATCACCGGAATCGAGCGCATTGCGTTTAAACGCTCCTCACTCAAAGGCGGCAGTTGCATATCGTCTTGCAACCGGCGAAGGGTGGGGTTGGTCATGATTTCCTGACCGTCCGTCGTGTTCCCCCCTTGCGCAAAAGCAATGATGCCGCCCTGCGCAGCCTGATACGGAGTGCCTGCGGTGTAGCGATAGCGCAGACGCTCGTCCTCGCGACCCACGGGAGAGGCGGGTCGGTCAGAGAGATTCTCAATGTCTAAAGAGTACGGACGAATCATTGCGTCCGATTCTGGAGCGCCCTCGTACTTAGGCTCTGCCAGCAACGCCGGGGCGGCAGACATCGCCAAGTTCATCTTGTTGCTGTCCAAGAATTTGCCAGCCGCATCCATTGAGCCAAATGCCTGCTTACCGCCCTCCAAAACCTGTTTGGAATAAGACCCAGCCGTGGGGGCTGGGGGCAGTTGAGAAAGTGAATAATTGGTTGCGTCAGGGTAGCGACCTGCCAGTTGAGGGCCGAGTGCCTTGTCAAAATCCAGCGGACGTGCTTGGCTCAAATCGACTGTAGAGAACCCCACGCCACGAGCGCCCACAAGATTGGACTGCGGAGGCATTTGATAAGCCGATGCATTGATCGGGTTCTGCATATAGAACTGCGAGTTTGCGCTGATTGCCGGGTTGTATCCCGGGCTGCTCGTGATTGCTGCGTTCTGCGCGGCAGTGATATTGCCTCCGCTCAAATCCACCGGAACACGCGCAGCCTGCAAACCACCTTGCGGTAGGCCGCTGGCAAACCCATAGTTTGTGGTCATGGGGGCCGTATTGGCTGCGATCTGAGGCGCTAATGGTTGCGCGAAATCAATCGGGGGGGGCGAAGGAGGCAACGGAACCGGGGCTGGCATGGCAGTCAAACCGCTTCCACCCAGCGCACCACCGGCAGGTGCAGCAGCCGTCGCAGCAGGCGCGGCAAGGTTTGCCATCGAGCCAGCCAATCCAGCGCCGCCAGCGGCCCCCAGACCCATCATGAGACCCTCTTTGAGGCTTCCAGTAGCCAAGGCTCCCAGACCGCCCGTCATCAGGCCCACAGTCAGCGGAGACAGCGTACCGCCCGATAGCATCGTCAGGCCAGCGCCAGCCACCATAGGCAGTAACCTGCCGAGATTAAAGGCTTCGGGTAAACCCGTACTGGGGTTGATCGTCAGACTCGTGCCATTGTTACGGGCAAGCGCCTGAAGCCCACGCACTTCCTGCGGGGACATATGCACCAGAGTCGTGTCGCCATACCGGCCTTGACTGGCTAAATGTTGAGCGGTTTGGTTCATGTTGACATTATCCTTGTTCGTGTTTAAACGTCAATCAGTTAGGTCGAAGTACGACATCGATCCGATGATGTCGTCCGAACCCGAAATCGTTCTTGCCGCCAGCGTATAAATGTCGCTTGTGCCGCTGAGACTGACCCCTAGTTGCAGGTCAAAGTTGTAGTCGCTGCCTTCGCTCACTACCCCGCTGCCTTGATTGCTGCCGGAGACGTAGTCCAGATCAACAATCGAACCGCCGGTCAATGCGGTGGCGGTCACATCCAGTTCCACGTTCGTGGAGTTGCTGGTAAATGAAGCGCCGGTCAGTGTTGGGTTTTTGATAAGCACAACCTCGTAGTCCAAGGTCGATCCAATAGGAATGGCATGGAACACGGAGGGAATCACAACCGCGCCAAGAGAAGTGCTTTTGAGTCGGATTGAAACGATTGGCACGAACGTGGTAGTTACGCCCGTCAAGACAGTGGTGCGTCTTGCCCACTGCGGGATGGCCTTCTGGTCGTAGCCACCTTCGGAAATCACCGAAGAGCAGATTTGCGTCATGGTCGAAGCGGACGCAGTTGCTGCCGTGTTCTCGATCTCATAGCGAACAGGCAGAATTGCCGTGGTCATGTAGACCTTGTCAATTTCGTTGGCGTTGTTGAATGTGTGGCAGACATAGAACTTGCCGCCAATCACAAACCCGCAACGAACTGAGCCAACGCCTAGCCACTCAAAATCCATGTACAGAATCTGCGCTTTGGTGGTGTCCAGAACAATCCCGGACGCGCCCGTTCCGTCTAGTTTGTCGCCGTTCCAGTTGGCTTGATTAACGGTCCTAACATCACTTGGAGTGCCGGATGTATTTGTGCGCAAGACAAACGACTTGGTCGTGCCGTTAACTTGGAAGAATACGCCGTTGTCGGCATTAAAGTAGCCCACCCGCTGGCGCAGGTTTTCCTTGCCCTCGTTCATGACGAAGGTCGCAAGCACCATCAGGCTTTTACCCGGCTGGTATGGGAAAGAGCGGAACGACTGACGAACCGCCTTGCTGCCAGACGAGGTGGTGACATTCAAGTCAACGCTGGACTCGTTAGCGACATAAGTTGCCGTACCGCCAGTGACCAGTTCTTCGCTGAATTGCGGGTCTTTCTGGTAGCGGTTTTGACTGTCGAAGAGGGTGTAAGGCTGGGCAATACGGAGCCTTCCAAACGCATCGAGCGATGTTGCGGAGAAAGGTTCCATAAATCCGTTTACCTCGTTTGTCAGTGAGTTGAGATAGTCATCCAGTAGGTTGAAGTACAGACGCAGCGCCCGGATGAGATCGGTCTGCTCCGTCTGGTCGTACTCCCGCTTCGGTATGGGAAGCGCGGGTGCTTTGAATTTCTTGATGATCACCGCTTGCCATCCTTACGTCCGTCCAGTCTTGGCAGACCCATCTGCCACATCACACCCAACTCATCCGAGTAAATCTTCAAGCCCATCTGGCGAGCGCGAGCGCGAATAAAAATCTGCTCCGTGTACTGCTCAACCGGCACAGTGGTGGACAACTCCACCAAAGGCTGGTTGGTGTTCATGTAGTTCGAACCCGGGAAGTTGCGCGGCTTGACCGTCAGCAAAACCCGAGGGGTTGCAGCAGTTGATCCATTGAAGTTGATGTCAGGGATCATTCGCTTGATCAACAGGAACTCATCACCATCGACGATGTCAAAGTCAGAGGTGATGATGTACGAGGTCATCGCAGCGCCATCAGCGTCAATGCCGTTCTCGTGTTCGTACAGATACTGACCGTTGATGGCTTGCGGGTACGGGCGCAGAGGCGAATCCAGCCACGCCGTGCGCTCTAGAGTTCCGTAGTACCAAATCTGCTCGGCGTAGTTGTAGATCACATAGGAGTCCGGGGTGGTGTTGTTACCTGTCGGGTAAATCCACCAAACCTCGTTCCAACGTTCGTTTGTGCCAGAGATGATCTGGTTCTTCTGTTCGTAGTTCAGGTTGTTGAAAACCAGATTACGCAAAGTACAGGGCAGCGTCTCCACACGACCGGAGTACATATAGAACTTGTCCTGCCCCATCCAGTACGCCACGTTGTTGGCAACAGAAATCGAGCGGGGGCTGGCAATCGAGATGTGATCTGCCATCTCTTGGAAGACAAACACATCCGTTGTGCCGGTGAACTGCATTGAGTACAGAGTGGAGTCCGTCAACACCAAAATCTCTTGGCGCGTCGGAATGGCGCGAATAATCTTTGAGCCACGAGACACCCGATAAAAGCCAGCCGAATTGGTAACAGAAGGTGTCCAGTTCAAAGGCTCGCCTTGATCTGCCCAGCGAATCAGCATTGGGTCAAAGGTGGCAGAGCCGAACTGCGTTGCTCCAAAAGCGCACAAGTGTCGGTCGTTTTGCGACACCATCAACTGCATAACTTGAGCGGGAACATCGCCACCGACAAAGCCAGCATTTGTTGCTGCCGTAGCCATCGGGATCGCACGAACAGAAATGGTGGTCTCATACGCCCAGTAGTACGGCGTACCATTTCGAATGTTCATGACTGAGTCATTGTCGAAATTGTCGTACCACCAGTCACGCTGCTCGATAACCAACGGGGTCACCGTACCCGTACCCCAGCCCAAACGGCTCCAAGGACCAGCACTCCAGCCGTAGCCGTACAGATCGATGTCATTTCCCGGGATGATCGGGAATACCGCTGTGATGCCAGTGCCGCCTTGGTTGCTGACGGTACTGGTTGCCGCAGTGGTCATCTCAATCTGGAAGTTATCCGCATTGACGATGGCATAGACCTGAAACTCGGCATTAAATTCGGCTTGCGGAATGCCGCCAATCGGACCCACAACGCCAGAAAAGGTCACGAACTGACCCGTGGCAGTCACACCATGCCCAACGATGTTGACGTTGACGATCTTTGATCCGTTGGTCGTGTCGAAACAGTTGTCTGTTGCAGGTGATGTAAACGTTGCGCGGGCCGGGGTCAGGTCTTGCAGGTTGCCGCCCACCTCCGCATAGAGATGATTGGTCGTTCCGATCCAAAGAATGTTGTCACTGTTGCTGGTGACGTAGTTGAACATCTGGCGGCAGATGCCCTTGATTGAAACGGTGTCGGCACTCACCCACCCGCCTAGTTTCTGCGGGTAGCCTGAGAGAAAGCGAATCTTCTCGGACTCGTAGTAACCACCCTCGTTGGCGTAGTTAGTCGTGTCTCGATTGACTCCCGGCTTGATCTTGACTTTGGTGAATGCCATTGCGTTTAAACAACCATTTCAAAGTGCGGGCCGTCGATGAACGGGCGCTTGTTTTGTTTGCGGCGCTCATCGATGTAGTAGTTCATTGCCTCCTCCATCGTGCCGCGCCAAAGACGAATGTCGGGCACGTTCCAAGCAGCACCCCAGCGGACAGCCACATTCTTCTCAATCGCAGCCTGCTTCATGGCATCGGCGATGTTGTCGTAGACATTCAATTCCCACGACACCTGACCATCGATGTATGCCATCAAGTCAACCGCATCTCCGGTGAGATGCTTTGAATCCATTGTCTGGCTTTTGCCTGTCTCGACGTAACGCTTCTGAGTCTCCAAAGTGCGCAGTCCTTCGGTGACACCAAAGTCAATCGTTGAAATTTCAATGGCTCGTTTGACGACCTCGACCAGTTCTGGCTTTACGCCCTTCAATCGGTCAAGGCTGCGCTGAGAAAGTTGAAATGGCATGGTGACTCCCTGTCATTTGATTGGCGAGGCTTTGGAAAGCATTTCAGTTTTGGCTTGCGAACCAGCAGACGACCCGAAGTAGTAGGCGATGATCCCGGTCCACGCCGTGCCCAGAGAACCCAGCATCATGGTCAGAGCAGTGTTGTCTGCCACGGACATCTTGCCGAACATCATGCCGCCAAGAATCGCAAAGAATCCAACCGTGACAGAAGCGGCGAGAAGGGGAGGAACCCACGAACGGGTTGCGGCCTGCATCTCGCGGGCGCTCTTGCGGTCATCGACTGCCAACTTCTCAAAGTTCAGCCCCAGTTCTTGGGCTTGCTTCTGAAGTTCAATCTCGGCAATCTTGATCTGAGCCACCTGCTCGGCGGTCAGTTTGTTGTTGGAGATAAGGTCATCGACCTTCTCGGGGTCAACACCCAACGCCTTAGAAACAGCAGAGACCGCCATCCCGGCGAGAGGCCCACCAAGAGCGGTGGCAATCGTTGGTGCAATCTGTTTGAGCCAATCCATCTTTACCCCCTTGTACTGGTGAATTGCTCATCGCCTTTCTTGACGATGACCTTGTCTCCATCTACAGCCACGCTGATCGGATCGCGATCTGCCATACGGTCCAGACGCTCGATCAGTTGTTTCATCACCTCAAACTCAGGCTTCTCCTGCTTGGGAGTTGCGCCAGCGATACCGTTGATCATTTGGATTAGGGCGGTCAGCGCGGCAGAGACAAGACCAATCACCGCAGCAATCTTGCCTTCATCAAGCATGATGCTTGCGATCACACCGATCAGAACAATCAGGGTGATGGCAAGCAGACCCCATTTGCCGATGGCTTTGCCAGCGACTTCTTTGGCAGTCGATGCAGCCTCAAGGCGCATCATCTCTGCCCGGACATCGAGTTTTGCTTTGGTTAGGTCTTTGTCCCCAAACATGATTAACCTCCTTGCGGATCGTCAGCAGGCTCCGGCGTGTTGCCTTCTTCAAGCCACTTCTGAAACTCTGGATAGTCAGCGGTGCAAGTCAAGCGGCACAGGCCATCGTCATCAATACGGGCGTAGACAACTTGTCCATCCAAGTTTGTTGAGTGAATTTTGTAGATCATAGTTCAGCACTCCAACCTAAATAGCCACTTGTGTTAGCAATATTACCCATCGCGCCTTGCCCAGCGACCAATGTGGCCCCTGTAGCAAAAGCAACAACAGAAAAAGTATCGCCCGCAGAGTTCAAGGTTGGAACTCCGTTACAAGTCGTAACAACGCCACCAGCCAATACGTTGTAATGTGCTGCTGTTCCACTTTGCTCAAGAGCAGTTGGATTGGTTCGCATGGTTACGGGGAATCTAGTAGTCGCCAAGACAAGTGACGTTGACCAGACAGTTCCAGAACATGGCGTTTGAGTGCCATAGACTCGATAGTAATACCTCTGACACAACTGCAACTCCGTACCATACGAACGGAAATCAAAAGATGTAGCGGTAGAGCCGCGCTCTAGTTGTACGCCGGTGATGTAGAAGGTGGCTCCGTTGGTGCCGACTATATTGGTTGCGCCAGTCGGTGCGTATTTACTTCCCGTTGTCCATGTGTTTGCGGTTGCTTGTAGGCTCGTGCCACAACCCATAGAAAACACCAACTGAATACCAATGCTGTTGGAATTGTTGTTCCACGCACCAGCGGTTTGTGCCGGAATCGTGATGGTCTTGGTTTCCCAAGTGTTCGCAGCGTTGATGGTGTAACTGAACGGGAAGGTGTAGGTTTCAGCGGAATTAATCAAACAGCCACCGAAAGTACCCGTCAAAGAACTGCGAACCAAGAACGACAGTGTAACGGGCTGCGCCCCAGCCGTTCCCCAGCCAATATCGGTTTGATTGAAGCCTTCGACCTTCTGGATGAGAAAGAAGACTTCAGAGGCTCCAACGGAATAAGCGGAAGACGATGTGATTTTTGCACATGTAGCAAAACCGTTTGCCGTAGGTGCGTCCGCCGTGTTTTGCTGGATCGTGAACTTTGACGCCTGAGAACCAACAACAAGCCAACGGTCAAGGCAATAGGTGTTGCTTGTTCCTTGGGTCACACTCGCACCAGCATTGCGCTGGTCTATAACCATCCCTCCGTTGATTAGCCGATTTTTGAAGCCGAACGTGTTGGGCAAGTTTGCGCCGTTGTTGAACGTCACCTGCTGAGAGGCATTGACCGACATGGCAGTGCTGCCATTGGTCTGGATGTTCAGCAGGCCATCATTCCCGCCCGTGGTCTTAAGACCAGAAGTGCCGGAGACTACGCCGTCATCCGAGTTGATAAGTGATGGCATCTTTAGCCTCCCATCTTGGTTTGTTGCTCTGCGACTGCGGCTTGATAAGCAGCAATAACTTCAGGTGTCCATGCGGCTTGAGCGATAGCCTGCACATTTGCTGGCATGGCACTCACATCATCGCCCGGTGCAAACGACCAACGGTGGTATGTTTTTGCAACCTGCTCTTCACCTCGCATGATGGTCGTTGCTTCGCGAACCTGAAGGTGGCCGAGGCCAACAACTTCAATTTTGTCGATTGCTTTTGTTTCAGTGAGTGCCATGATTTTTTCCTTGCTTAATTAGTCTGTCCAATATGTGGCTGTGAAAATAAAATTTTGTTGTTCATTGGTCATATTTTGACCAGCCCAAGCACCGTCATCAGTCATGGTATATGGGACTAAATAAGTTCTTGCCTGCCCCATATATAACTGCATATACGAACCACCAGACCAGTTGTATTGCTCTACCATGCAAGGTGTTGCTCCCTGAAAAGTTGCGCCGGAGGTAAAAGGCAAACCACCAATTCGCAGTTGACCAGTGCCAGTTGTGGAAGAAGCGGCTAAATCACAGGTGACATGAACAACTTTGCCAATCTTCACATACGATGCGGCTTGCGAGGTATATGTAGTCGTACCGCCTGTTGTTCCACCTTGAATTGTTGGTGTCCAACTACCTTCCTCATAATCATCTAGCGTGTTTGCGTCAGATGATGCCGATTGGGTTGCGGGGAAAGTGATGCCTGCGCCAGTGGTTGCAGGAGTCGCACCACCGACACCAATGGTGGTCGCAAAGGACGGCGTTTGCAAAAGCGCCATCGTCCCCGTTGAGGTCGGCAGTGTCAGCGTGTAGTTAGAGTTTGAATTAGGCGAGGCAATCGTGAACGTACCTGTTCCGCTTGCGTCACCTGAGAGTGCAATTTTGCTCATGGCAGAGTCCTCACATAATCTTTAGCCGCTTCAGGCGACATGACGTTACCGTCAGCGTCTTCCAGTTGCGCTTCGTCAGCCAGAATCTGGGCCTTGAACTGTTGGTAGTCCGTGTTGGCGGGGTCAAATGGAATAATGGCGCCATCAGACATCCTTTGGACGCTATTTATTTCGTTTAAATTTTTAATCAGTTTGTACATAATTTACAACTCCGAGGACGCAATCCATTGCCCATATACGCCACCAACAACCCAAGCGGCTCCAATATCAATATATATTCTGCAAGCATTTTGTCCTATGTCTGCAAAATTTACGGTTGCTGTTCCAGACGCACCGTTTCGAAAGTAATCCCATACGGCCACTGTGGTTGGGCTTTGCCTATAGGCAGTCATTGTTGGAGCGGCTCTTTTTGAGACACAAAATTTTATTGGCAACGATAAATTATTGCCAGAATCAGATGATCCGCTTTGATGAATCATTCCGTTTGTTGTGGCGGTAGGCACGGCAACATCGATGTTATAAGACTTCTCGTAATACCGCTGGCACAAAGCCAATTCAGTTCCATACGAACGAAAATCAAAACTCGTTGCTGTGCTGCCTTTTTCGAATTGAACTCCGGTGACTTGCCATGTAGCGTTGAGTGTTCCGATGACTGAAACTGCGCCAGATACAGAATTTAAATCTCCAGCAGACCAAGCACCCGCAGTTGCCACAAAGTTAGAGCCTACCCCTAAACCAAAAGTAATTTGAACGCCTAGGCCATTCGTTGTATCCCAAGTGCCAGAGGTGTCCCCAGAAATTGTTACGGTTTTGTATTCCCATGTGTTTGCTGCTGAAATTGTGTATGAAAAACCATATGAGCGACTTAAGTTGGTTAAAGCGCCGCCAAATGTACCTGTAAGAGAAGACCGCACCCAAAATGACAAAGTAACAGTTTGAGCATTTGCTGTTCCCCATCCAAAATCAGCGATGTTAAACCCCTCAACACGCTGAACAAAAACAGCCCGTTGACTTGCAGAAAGCGAAGAATCTGCGGTAGTGGTTGTGGCAATAACAGAATAAGAAAAGCCCGGTGGCGCATTGGTGCTTCTTTGAAAAGTCATTACGCCATCAGAATCTTCAAAACTAGCCCAACGATCTACAGGGAACACAAGCGTGTTTGTTCCGGTCACACTCGCACCAGCATTGCGCTGGTCTATAACCATCCCCGGATTGATAATCCGATTTTTGAAGCCGAAGGTGCTGTCGGAATCAAACTCTCCCGACTGCGTAATTCCGGTATCTCCGTTAATAACTACAGGCATCTTTTTCTCCTTACAGAATCAGCCAACGCTGGTTCGTTGCAACTGTGATTGTCACGCCCGAATCAACAGTGATCGGACCCACGCTTAGACCATTCTCGCCACTGGCGATGGTGTAACTGACCGAGGCAACATCCTTGTTGGTCATGATTGCGCCACCAGCCTGTGCGCCACCAATACCGCCCCACTGCCCAGAACCATAGCCTTCAAACTGACTGAGGCTGCTGTTGTAGCGGATCATGCCGTTAACAGGCGAACCGCTACGCTGCCCCGTGGTTCCTGCCGGGAGTTTGACCTGCCCGGTTCCGCTGAAGGTTGCATCACCAGTGAAGGTAGCGGTCGTGCCAGTCAGTGCGCCAGTCAGGTCCAGTGCGCCAGCGTGGTCGAATTGGTAGGTAATGTCCGTGCCATCGTTGTAGATCAGCGCAGTCTTGCCGTTAGGGATGGTGACACCCACACCAGCAACAATCACCCGAATGCTTTGATTGCCTGTCGTGCCGTTTTTGACGATGTAGTTCTTGGTGACCGCCGGGACAATCAGGTCTCTGGTTGCCGTCAGACTGCCGCTTGAGGTCAGGTTCAGGAAGAAGGCCCGAGCATCCTGCGCGGCGTTTGTGTTAGACAGCGTGATGGTCTTGTTCGCATCCGAAGCAAAGTTCACGGTCACAAAGCCAACAACCGCCTGCTCCAACGCCGTGCCAAGGTTGGTGTTGGTTGTCGTACCCCAAGTACCAACCTGCTCACCAAGTGCGATGAGTTCAATCTTTAGGTTGGTTGAGTATGTGGATGGCATATTCTTTTCCTCTTGTCAAATGATTACACAACCAGCCATCTTTGACCAGACGCGACTGTTACCGATACTCCGCTGGCGACAGTAATCGGACCCACAGATTGCGCGTTCGTACCAGACTCGACCGTGTAGTTTTCGGTCACGGTTGTGTTGTTCACGACCAGTGCGCCAATACCGCCACCGCCACCGGTCAACGTTCTGCCAGCGGGGTAGGTGACGAACACATCCTTAGTTCCTGCGGAGAAGTTGGTCTTCGATCCGCTGTTCGAAGAAGCCAGCACCGTATCCCGCGATAGCGTTGTACCGCTGGAGGTGTACGTCCCAATCCCCACCTCCCATTCGCTGGTTCCCTGACCTGCGATGGTGTAGAAGGTCGTGTTGCCGTTCCCGATTGCCGAGAACGACTGGAATCCCGTCACTGCTCCTGCAAGCGTGACTGTCCCCGTACCTGTAGTGGTCGTGGTTTCTCGGACGCGATCTTTAACGACAAGTGCCATATCAGTTCGATGTCTTTATGACATTCCAAGTGGTTGAGTCAGCCGTGTTGATCACGGACCATGTGCCACCGTTTTGCGCGTTGATCACATTCCATGTCACCGACTGACTGTCGTTAATCAATTCCCAAAGCAGTCGTCCCAAAACGCTGTCCGATGCTCTTGCCAGTTCTGCCACCGACACAGAATAGATGGGTAGAGTGGTAGTGACATCCGATCCAGTTGCGCCCTCATGCACCGCAACGCCAAAGTCAATTGCACCACTGACCAAGTCAGAGATAACGGCAGACTCATCTACACTGACAATGAAGATCACGCCGCCAGAAATCGTGTCGGTAGCGGTGACGCTTTCAATAACGCTGGCGGGGAATGCGAAGGAAGCGGAGACGGTTTCAGACGCTGTTGCGCTTTCGGCTGCGGTCGAAACAAAGGTGGCAATCGCGGAAACCAATTCGGAGACGGTTGAAAACTCGGTGATCAAGCCACCAAAGTCCACAGCGCCAATGACTTGCTCGGAACCAGATGCCGACTCAGCAATACTGGAGTTGAACGTCACGGCTCCGAATGCAGCGTCTGATCCTGTTGCTTGCTCTGCGGCTGCTGCGTTGAAGACAGCGCCAGCAAAGGCTGCATCGGCTGCGGTTGCCGTCTCACTGACCGTTGAAACGAAGACCACGCGAGCCACAACCGTTTCGGATGCAGTTGCGGATTCAGAGACAAGCGGTGTAAACGTTGCGCTGGCGCTGATTGCGTCTGACCCTGTGGCGCTTTCAAGAACGCTTGCGCCAAAGTCAAGCCTTGCGGAAGTCGAGTCGGATGCGGTTGCCAGTTCGATGACGGTCACCACATAGGTGACGCTGGCAGCAATCGAGTCCGAAGCAGTCGCGGACTCAGAGACCGTGGTTTGGAAAACTACCCGTGCGGAGATGGAGTCTGCCCCTGTCGCCGACTCATTGATTTGAGTGGCGAACGTAGCCAGTGCGCTCAGAGTGTCTGAGGCATTGGCAGATTCTGCGACCGTGGCAGCATAAACAGCACCGGAAAGCGATGAGTATGGCGCGGTCGAGTAGGGCAGTAGTCCGTACATCCTTAAGCAACGGCCAGTTGGGATTCCTCAAACCAGCGTTGCTGCTTGGTTCCACTTTCGTCGGTCCACTCCACCAGATAGAAGAACGTGCCGTTCTCATCCATGCGAAGTGCAATGACCGGACCCTGCGGAACCACAGAGACCAGTTTTACGGTTTGACCCTTGGTGTATTTCGTAGCCATGTTTGCTCCTTATGCTGCGTCAAGGCTGAACTGGTAGGTGACGTTCAGCGTGTCACCCGAAACGACAGCACGGTCACCCGGCGACTGGAAGTCAGATGCCGAGAACAGAATGCCGGTCGTGCCGCCCTTGGTGTTATTGCTTGCCAAGAATGCGCCAGCAATCGTGGTCGTGCCGTTGATGGAGAAAACAGCCACTGAAGCGGAGTTGCTGATCACAGAAGGATCAGCAGTGGTTGCTGCGCCAAACGTGCAGGCAGGACGAGTAGATTGGCTGTAAGCCGTGTCCTCAGTCCAGCCCGCATGAGACGACATCGTGTCACCAGCAGCGATGGTTGTGCCAGCGCCCGGGCCAGTAATCAGACCAAGATACCAAGTGGCGGTGTAGGACGAACCAGAGAAATACTTGTCGTTCATGTCCTTCAAGCCGACATTGACCACAAGGTTCTTGGACTCCTCTTTCCACTTGAGATTTCCATCTTTGTCGTAGCACTCAAAGAAATACACGCCGCCTGCGCGAGCGCCTTCTTGAGATGCACCACCGGCAGCGGCTTCTGCGAAGACCTTGTCGGTGGATTTTGCTTTGTTGTTGATCATTTCATGCTCCTTAAGAAATCCGAATCAAAGCCGAACTGCTGGTGTTGGCGGGGAACTGGACCTGAAACGTAGAGGTCGATGTCCTGTCAGCACCAAAGTCCAAAACACAAATTGCCGCTCCACCATCCTTGTAGATCAGCGCCCCACGGGCAGTGAATGCCCCGCTCCAAGACACATCGCCAAAGTCAATGAACGACACGCCATCAGAGATGGAAACGGATGGGGTCAGTGCTTCGCCTCCAGCCGTGTAACCGGTTGCCGACACCTCGCCGTCCGTGGTGTATGCCGCAGTCGATGCGTCCAAGGTTGCAGCATTGGTGTACAGAGCAATCTTGAATACATCGGTCGTGCCAGTGGCGAAATCAAAGTCCGCACTGGCAAGACCCAGTTTAAACGTGTTGCAGGTGTAGTTGCCGGTGAAAGCCATCACTTGACCTCCATGCGGAACTGACCGGACCTGTACGCATCCTGACGCTCCATGCCATCACCCAGACGCTTGGCAAGCATCAGGGCTTCGTTGTAGCGACCGATGTACATATCCACGATGTCCTTCTCGGACTTCATGAATGCGGCGGCTTCCATCATTGCGCCGTACAGCAGCACAGAATCCATGTTGTCGCCCAGCCAAGTCTGACCGCTGGCAGCGGTGGTGATCGACTCGGGGTAGTAGTAGTAGTGCAACTCAACGCTGTATGCCGCATCCGGGGTCGGACCCAAGATGAACGTCAACTCATTGGTGATGACCGGCGGCGTGTTGTTGGTCGTTGTCGGACCAAAGAGCGCGTAGTAGTAAGGCTTGCCGGTATCTGTCGGGCTGGGGAACGACTCACGGATGAAGTTCACATCCTTGTTGAGCAAGTACAAGTATTCGCCAGACGTAGGATCAATGACGGCAATCGAGTAGACGGCAAGGAAATCGCCCGGGGAAGACAAGTATTTGTTGTTGCTGGTGGTTGTTCCAGTAACGTTCTTGCGCAGCGAAGGGAACTGAACTGAGTTGTAGATGCGCTGCTCTGCCTGCTGGACAAAGGTCGCAATCTGTTCATCCGAGGTCAAGCCCCCAGCGCCAACCGCCTGCGGGAAATCGTTCTCGCAGTAAGCCTTGATTCGCGCTTTCAGTTCAGTGTAATTCACCGATTACCCCATCTTTTTGCTGTGCCCAAAACCACGGGTGGTGTTCTTCGTGCCACGAGTGCGCTCAGTCTGAGTGTTAGGCGTGGCGTTCGGATAGCCCGTGTTAGGGGTTGGTTGTGTGTACGGCTTTGGCTGGACGTACTTCTCGCACGGTTCCTTAGTGTCAGCCGGGAAGTATTCGAATTTGTCGGTGTTCATTAGCGCCCCCGAGATACAGAACGTTGATTCATCATGCGAGCGACATTGCGCCCGTACTTCTTCATCGACTCGGAAGTCACGCCGCCCTTTGCATAGCCTTTGCCATGCATGGACTTCTCGTGCTTTTTGACTTCTTCCTTGGCGACCTTCTTCATCTTTGCTGTTTCCATTTATCGCTCCTATGCGGTTACCACGTTTACTGTCCCCAACTGAATACCGAGAATCAGATTGTTGGGTGTCAACCCAGTGTCGTCTGCTCTCGCCCCACCAACAGGGGCATACCCCCACTGGAAAATCCTACTACCACCTTCGGGTGTACCAGTCTGGTCCTGATTGGGGCCAGTCGTGTTCACCAACTGCAAACCACTCAAACCTGACGTGATGTAACTCAGGTCAGGTCTCGGATTGCGCAGCGCCTGCGGGTCATCCACCGGGTACATACCCAACTGCAACTGCGGCTGATCGGGTTCCCAGCACTCCGGGCAGACCAAGATGTTGACATTCTTGGTCTTGATGATCAGTCGCTTCAGTTGCTTTAACTTGAAGCGGAACCCACAGCGATCACACTCCGAGATCGCATTCTTACCAGAGGCAAACTTGTTCCCCATCTCTTACTCGATGAAGTATCGACGTGGAACAAAACGGACTGCGGACTTGTCGCGGTCCTCCTCGGTTGCATACTTCCATTGCTCGTCGTACTGCCCCTTGAGCATTTGCATACGATCAGGAGCAATCTTTGCTGACAGGTAATACGCCAGACCAGAGATCAGGCAGTTCAGGAATCTGAACGGGATGTCTTGGGTCTGCACACCGTTGCCAGCGTCCTGAATGCGGCGCAAGCGCCAGTACACGAACGTGTAGTAATTGCTCTGATCTGGCGCGGGCCAGACGTAAATCTGAGGGTGATCAACACCCGTTGTCGGGTTGGTTCCTTCTGGCCTACCACCTGCCGGATAGGTTGCGCCAGACTGGCGATCCACCCACACCTGAATCGGGCGACCGGTTGCGTTCTTGTTTGGGATCGTGGCGTAGGTTGAGACGCTGATCCGAGTGATCGCAAGGTCTTGCTGGTTCTGACCAGTGCCCGTGCGCGTGACGTGTTCCAGCAGATCGATGGTATCGACAGGCAGGGGATAGATGGCCTGATTCTCGTTCAGAGCAATCGATCCCTGTTCGATGGTCCAGAGGTTTACGCCACGGTTCGACCATTCAACCGTCAGCAGGTTGAGGCTGCGCCGAGCGGTACGCAAGTCGTAGCCGCTTCGCAACTCCTTCCCGCAACGCTCGAAAGCCTCTTCAACGATGTTGTTGAGGTCGAGGTTGAATGATGCTGTTCCTGACGTTGTCATTTCACCTTCCTGTGTCTAGCCACCTTTTTGGCGACCTTGGGAGGCTGCGGCACAAACTGCTTGCCTGCGGCCTTTCCTGCCCGCTTTGCGCGTGTCGTGGCGGCGTATTCGGAAGGCGAGAGGGACTTGATGGCCTTCTCTGGCAGATACCTTTCACCGGTCGCTTTCGCCCCCTGCGTAGATGGCTTACCACTCTTGGTACGCCACTTCTGCGCAGTCCAAGCCTTAAGGCTCTTCTGGGGCTTGGCGAGGGTCATTTGTACCCGCCTCCAGCCTTCTTGTACTGGGAAGCAAGCATCTGTGCTTTCCGGGCGCTCCATTGCCCCGGCGCACCGCCTTTGCCGCCCGCCTTGATCTGCTCAAAGAGACGCTTGCGCATCCCGGGGTTGGTGTAGTTCCCGGCTTCGTTCACCCGGCTTTCACCACCCTGTTTAAACAGTTTGACAGGCTCGTCCCCATCCCGCTTTTTGATCGTTCTGACCTTAGCGGGATTGATGGCTCCCATGCCGCGACTTGGCATCATCTCAGCAGTACCCGCCTTTTTTCATCTTCGTCATGCCACCCTTCTTCATGACGACTTCTTTGCCTTTGGTCTTGCCCTTGATGGCAACGCCGTCAGCAGACTTGTGACCAGCAGCCAGACCGCCGCTTGCCATCTTCTTGACCTTGCCGCCCTTTTTCATACCGGCTTCAGCCATCTCGTGCTTGACCATCGATTTGGGAGCGCCCTTCTTTTTCATGAACGACACTTCCTTCTTCATCATTTCTTTGGACTCTTTCATGTGACCACCTTCTTTCATTTTGGGTTTGGATTTGCCTGCCTCACTCAACGCAATCGCAATTGCTTGCTTTGGGTTAGTGACCTTTTTGCCGGAAGACGACTTGAGGTCTCCAGACTTGAACTCGCGCATGACGGTTTGAACCTTATTTTTCATACGATTCGCCCCTTGGTTTTGCCACGAATGGCGATACCGTCAGCGCGTTTCGAAGCGGACGATACCTTGC